TAATTTTATCCTAGTGCTATGGCTAACGCTAGTACATCGTCTTCGGTTTGTCCACCTGAAGACCCTACTGTTACTATTGAACCGTTAGCCGCTTTTGTGTAAATTTTACCGTCTGTAACATTCATTGCAATTTCATGTACTTCTAGATCGTTTGCATCTGGTACAGACAAGGCCGTTTCTGACCTTTTTGGTTTAATCACATGAGCCATATTAGAATGTTCCTCCGTCTAATGTATTTGTCCATGTTATTGTTCCGTTGGCACCAACTTGTAGTACTTGTCCTACGGAATGAGTTGAATCATATGTTCCGATTGATAAAGAAGCAAAAGAACTACCACCATTAGCACCATATAGTATTGCGCCTTCTGGTAATGAACTTACTCCTTTTAATCTTAATGTATCTGAATTAATTTCTATTGTAGTATCATCTACATTAACTGAAAGTGTGTTTCCTGATTTTGCTAAACCGCTTCCTGCAGTAACACTACCAGCTCCTGAGAACTGTGTGAATGTTAAGTCATCAGTACCGATTGTTGCTGAACCAGTTATATTTGAAAGTACGAAACCTGCATCTGCATTTGTTCCTTCTTCAATGAATGTAAATAGACCACCAGTAACTTCTGCTGAACTGTCTGCGTCTGTTGTTCTTGTAAGAACGAATGGATTTGAAACATCACCAACTGTTGTTACAGAGTAGATACCATTTTCACTTGAATCTGTTTGTGCTTTTACAAGTACTCTATCTCCTGATGTTAATGAAACGCTATCAACTGATATTGCTCCATTAGCGTCTGCTGTAAGTGTTGCACCTACGCCACCAGTTCCGTTGTTATAAGTTGCTGAAAGATCTGATTCTGAAGCAACTCTTACTGAATCTTTTACATCTAGTGCTTGTTTTACACTATCAACATATGCTTTTGTTACTGCGTCTGTTGACTGTGATGGAGTACCAATATTGGTAACTCTGTTTCCACCCATATCAACAGTTTGTGAGCCAGCAACGGTTAATCCACCATCAAAGTCTGCTGATTGTGTGAATGTTGCTGTACCTGTTACTGTAATTACATCTCCTGATGCATCACCTAAAGTAACATTACCATTTAAAGTTGTTGCTCCTGTTACTGTTAAAGTATCTGAGAAGGTTGCGGCATTAGTTACTCCTAATGTACCTGCTATACTTGTATTACCTTCTCCGCTTGTAACTGAGAATTTGTCTGTGTTAATTGTTAAGTTGCCAGTTACTGCAGCTGAACCTAAAGTTGCTGCCCCTGAAACATCTATGTCTCCATTTAGGTCGACATTTTGTCCAATCTCAACTTCTTCACTTCCATTCGTAGTTATAAACTTAAGATATGAAGTTCCGCCTTCATTTATATCTAAAGCTGCTGCTTCGTTATCTGGGAGTGTTAAAGAAGTTGCTTGTTGTTGTAAATTTAATTCGCCACCGTGAGTAACTACTAACTGACCTGCTGCTGCAATACTTAAATTACCTGAACTTGTAGATATAGTATTATTTGAACCAGTAACTACAATATTACCAGTTTTAAGTTGGTCAACTTTACTATTAGCGTCTACGACTATTGCTGAACTTGCTGTAAGCGTACCAGCTGTATGGTCGAGCATTTCGACATACAAGTCTCCACCTATAGTTGTGACTGCTGAAGAACTTGGGTGTCCTACAAAGAGCTTTTTGGAATTAGACGAATACGCTAACTCACCTTGACCCAAGGAGGTAGGAGCGGCGGTACTACTACTTCTTTTGATTTTAATGGTTTGTGCCATGGTTATATCCTATTGAGCTTAAAAGCTCCCTGCGTCTACCGTATCTGAGTCCGCTGAATCGTTACCTATCATTATAGGAACAAAAGCAAACGTTCCACTTGATGTCTCACGGTAGATCTTTAACTGATTATCATCAGTATCATAAAATAAATCTCCTTCTGCAAGGTCTGTTGTACCTACAGTAGGAGCTGATGTTGCGACAAAGAATTGATTTGCTAGAAAGTTAAGTGCGCTTTCTACAGTCGTTTCACTTGCCAATGTGCCGACTGGGTTACTAAAAGTAACACCCGAGGCGTCTGATACATCTCCACCAATTGCTGATGAAATTGTCAGGGTAGTAGTCTGTGCTGTAGCATTAAGGGTAGTTGTACTAGGAGTAATAGTTATCGTTGTTGCCATTATGCTCTCGTTACATTTTGTGTAACTCTTGCTACACCCTGAATTAATCTAGTAATTGTATTTGAACTAGAGTTATAAATTTCTGTATCATAGTAATATTTACCTGCTGCAATATTTGCAGTTGTTCCATGTCCTAATTTCATTGTAAATTCTCCATTAGCGGAGTCAGAAATAGAGCAAGTAAATGTTGCTGTAAGAGTATTGGAAGAAGGGGTGGGACGGAGTTGCGCTGAAACTGTATGTGTACTTAAGTTGATTGCACTTCCATCTTCAGACAAAGTTATAGCAAGGGCAAAGTCTGCGCCCTGATCGATAACTATATCATAATTTCCTGCTGCCATATTTATACTCCTATATGCTAAATTATATCAAAAATATGAGGTGATGTCAAGAACTATTTTTGAGAGGCATTGGTAAAATCTATTCGGTTGGTTCTGGGTTATTAATATCTCGACCATAAAGGTTTGTAGCCCATCCATGTTCAAGCACCATAAGATTATCTGGACTATTTATTAGAATATCTTTTGCCCAGTCAATCATCATAGTTTCTGTTACATTTTCGTAAGGAGTTAAAAATCCGCTCATGTCTCCATTTGCTTTTGCTCTCCAAGGTAGTGAAACTTCCACATCTTCTACATAAGTTTGGTCTGTCTGGCCTTCTACCAAGTGTGTAGCATTTGCTGTTGTACTATCCGTTCCTGAAATTCTTACTTTTACTTTTTTAACCATATTGTATTGTCTTATTTGTGGCATGACATTCATATTTACATAGTCTTGAGCTTCATGACCTAGTAAACTAAAAGTGAAAGTAAATTGTACATCTAGTATTGTTGTTACTGGATTTCCTTCGCTATCTGTTCCTGTTTGTATTTCAAAATTCATTATGCTTTTATTTCTCCTGATACGTTATGTGCGATGTAGCCTATACCATTCCCACCTCTTACAACATAAGTATCGTCATCTTCTACATCCATGTTATGTGTAATACAGTCTTGGTATATTCTTGGCATTGCAAATATTTCCTCTAGTGTTCCATTTTCTCTTACTAAAATATCTCCTACTGCTAGATCTTCTACTCTTATAAATTTGAATACATCATCTTTAAATGATAACATTGGATGTTCATTTGTAACTTTTAAGTTGTAATTTATCCAATAGTAATTAGTATGTGAGTGAGGATCTGTTACTTCAACAACATTTGAAGTACCAAAACTTCCGTTTGCAATCTCTGAAGCTGTCCAAGTTTCCCAAGCATTTTCATCAAGTGATAAACTTGAATGTCTAAATGATTTTACACTTTCTCCAGCAGTTACATCTTCTATTGCTTTTAGTGAGCCGTCAGCCATAACGACAGGAGTTCCTTGTACGAAACAACCTCCGCCTCCGCCTGGAGGAAGACCTCCGCCACCGCCACCGCTTGAAGTACCTCCAGTTGTTACCGAAAACTCTTCTTCAGTATTTCCAATAGTAACTGTAGTTGTCCTTTGAGTTAAGTTACTACTTGCTGATGTTATTTCAACATTAATATAACTTCCATTCGCTATATTAGTATTAGCTGTTCCAAAACTTCCATTATCAATCTTAAATCTTGTATAAGAAGTATTATTTATACTTACTGTTTTTGTTCCTGCAAACCCTCCAGTAACTTGAGTATTTGAATATATTGCGGTACTTAATGCTACTCCTGTTTGGTTTGCAAAACCAAATACTGGGTCTGTTGTTCCAAATTTTAAGAATCGTGCTTCACACGTTCCTAAATAATCTAGTCCTGTATCTGCCTGTGCTCTAATGTAAACTGACAATGCAGAACTTCCAGAGTAAGTAAATGCGATTGGCATATTTGCTGTTTGAGAAGATGAGTATATTCTTGTTCCACCGTCTGCAAGTAAGTTTCCTGCTGTATATTGGTGAAGCTGTGGAGTTTCATATACTAAACTTCCTTGTGAACTGTTTGACGTTCCTGTTCTTACTTGAATACTTACAGTTTTTACATGGTTAGTATTACCAACAAGTCTTACATATCCTTGATAGAATCCAGCACCAGAGCCAATTTCTACCAGACGCTTGTTTGCCATTATGTTTGTTGACCAACCACCTATACTTGCTCCTGAAGCACTACCACCATCTGAAGGTAATACAAGTGTTCCATTTACAGTTACATCATTTCCTTCGAGTGTACCTTTGAACTTTGCATTACCTGCTGTGTCTACATAGAATTGGTTAGCTGAAATGAAGCCGTCTGAACCTAATAAGATTCCTCCTGTAGTCAAGAAAGTTGCATTTCCTGAAGTTGATGTTCCAGTTGTATAGTTGCCAACTATTCCACCACCTGCTAAGTGATATTGGGTTATATTCCAACCACCAATTCCACCACCAACTATAGTTGATGAAGCATTTACTGAAGCATGAGTTACTTTTGAGTTTGCATTGTCATATGCATTTTGTGCTTTTGTATCTGCATTTGCTGCATTTGTAGTAGCTGTGTTTGCTTGACCGTAAGCTTGACCTGCTTTTGTATCTGCATTTGCAGCATTGGTAGTAGCTGTATTTGCTTGACCGTAAGCTTGCCCTGCTTTTGTGTCTGCATTAGCTGCATTAGTCGTTGCTGTGTTAGCTTGTCCATAAGCTTGACCTGCTGTTGTGGCTGCATTAGCTGCTGCTGAACTTGCCGCACTTGCATCTGATTCTGCATCAGAACCTGAGTAACCACTATTGAAAGCTGCTACGGATAGACTTCCTGAGAATGTTCCTGTTGCACCTGCTAATTCACCTTTAAATTTAGCGTTACCTGCTGTGTCAATATAGAAGTTCTTTGCTGAAATGAATCCAGCTGCCCCTAATCTAATACCTGCTGTTGTGTATGCTGCATTACCGCCACCACTTGCATTTGTACTAGAAAACTGATTTGAAGTAACTGCCCAACCACCTGCTGTACCATCAGTCAGTGTGATTGTCATATTATCTGTGGAAGATATCTTTGCGTTTGTAATTACATTTGCGGCTAGTACTGCTGTGTTAATTGATCCATTAGGAACATTTACTTTTGCAAAATCAATATCTCCATCTGCTACATCGATTTTAGCAAAGTCAATATCTCCATCTGCTACACTGATTTTGGCGAATCCTATACCAGCACTTGAACTTATTTCAGCATTACCAATTGTTCCTGCTTCTATTTTTGCATTTGTAATAGCATTAG